CAAATAAATTTTGGATTGTAGAAGCAAATGGCGAGAAGATTGCTACCTTGAGAAAGGATGATGATAACAGATTTTTTATGAGTAATGAGACAGGCGTAACAATTTACGAAACCAAAGATAGTTTAACTAAACAGTTTGGTAAAAAGTTTTTCACCGTAAAGATTGTCAAAGAAGCTGATACGGCACTGCCTAATGAAGTTCATGGGTATGCTACTAGCACCGAGCCTCACAACGCCATGTTTGATATTCGTAAGAAACTACCACTGTTCACAAAAAGCAGTGATTCAAAAAGTCTATACTGTGCCGGATACTACTGTATCAAATTTGAGAAAGGGTGGGTCAAGAGTTTTTGTCCTAAAAAGATTACCTTAGAACGATATCCATACAAAGGTCCGTTTAAAACAGAATTAGAGATGAAACAGGTACTGATCAATGTCACAAAATAATTTACCGGAAATACTTCCTACAGTACAAAAACTTATTCAACGAATCAGTGTTGCTGAACGTAGCCAACAGAAAGAAATACGTATCAGTATGCAAGAAGCTAGAGATCTCACTGCAGAATTAGCACTGTTGACAGCTAAACTTGGAAGCACTGTCAGCGAAATACATCAAATGTTAGCGGCAATCAAAGAATCGACTGCTCAAATAGACGTGAAATTCGACGGCGGACAGTTCTAAAAAAGACATAAATATATACGTGGTTAATTAGGAACACGTATATGAGTAGACCCAAACCTAAAATTCTTTTAGAGTATGCTAACAAAGAAACCTATAAGGTTGAGCAGATTCTTGACTCCGAAGCTATCTGGGCCGTGTTCTATAACGGCCAGCCATTCAATCTCAAAAGTGGCAGTCTGATAGCCAGCTATCCAGGTCCAAAATATAAAAAGGTTTCATTTTCAAATCCAGGTCATGCACACAATCTAGCAAAGAAATTAAATCGACTGTTTAAGACCAAAGACTTTGCAGTTTATAAGCTTACTACTGGCGAAGAGATCAAATGACATGAACAAAGATGCCTATACCAAGGCGTTCTTGCAGGCTGCAGAATTACCCGTCAATGAAAAAAATATCAAAGACTATAAAGCCGTATGGTGGTGGAGTTTCAGAAAGAAGGATCAAGGCGGATTAAGATTAACTGAGCAGGCCTTGGAATTCATTGAAGAACATGCTAAAATAAAAACATACAAGATAGAATTTCCCAAAGAATTTGCATTTACTCCACAAGTGTTGCTTTGGTTAGATAACTATATCGATTCACCGTTTTTTGTCAACAAAAAACATATCATTGTAATGAAAGAAAAAGCTGCTTTTGAACTGTATCTGCTCAGTGGAGATGTAAGAAAACTGGGTCACAATAGAGCTATGAACAAAAGACTTAGCCAAGAATCCACCCCCGAATAATTTCACTGTATAAATATTTTCACTATGTTCGACCTTAATCCCATGGATGTTTTACAACAGAGAAATTTGCGTACAATTGCTCCGCATTTTTCTACGTTCAGTGTTACTGAAACTGAGTTGTTTGATGGTGTGGAAGATTGGGTTCGAACAAAGCTCAAGGGCAGATATTATATCTGTGCAAAACCCGCTGTAGATCGCAGCGGGAATCTTAGATCTTCATGTGTAATAGGATTTGAAGATCACCAAGAACTAACTTATTTCATGCTTGCATGTCCACACCTAAGGAGAACACAATGACAGAAGAAACCAATCAACCAGCCAGCACAGAATCTGTTGGCCAAGAGGCAGCACCTTCGCCGCAGTCTGCACCCGATTTAAATATCAGCGACCTACTAGCAGTAAAAAACATTATAGAAGTTGCTAGTTCAAGAGGTGCGTTCAAAGCCGCCGAACTAGAAGCAGTGGGTAAAACTTTTAATAAATTAAACACTTTTCTAGAATCTGTATCTAAAAAGGAAGCCTAAATGCGAAGCCTAAAACACATAGGTAGAATTCAAAACACAGGAGTCAAAGTATTGGTGGTGTTTAGAACTCTTCCCGGAGAGTCAAATATGGCTCTAGTATTACCAGTAGCACAACTACCGGATCAGTATCATGACGCAATTATGACATTGGTAGAAACTGATCAGGCACAAGATGCATTTGAATTTGGCGAAATCATGCATATCCGTCTATTTCCAGATGGTAGACCTATGCTGAGAGCCATGCAAGCCGATGGTAGATTACTCAAAGTACCTACTGATTCTGTAATGATGACTCCTACCACAAATGACACTGTGCTGTTAGCCAATCTCAACACATTAATCGCCGAACAGAAAAACTGCACTATCGACGATCTATGCAAATTTGTAGCAGGAGCACCATCAGCTAAACCAGTGGTCAAAGACATAGCCACAGTCAACGATATGACTCCGGCAGTAGATTCAGATATTCCTGCTCCTATTAGAGCACAGGCCGACACAAACATAGCGTTATCTGATCGCGATCTTGCTAAATCATATCGAAGCCAAGCCGATGCCATGTACAAAGAAGCAGCTAGATTACGCAAAGAAGCAGATAGTTTAGATCCGGTAATTAAAAAGACCAAAAAGGTAGAAGAAACTGCCGATGCCTAATCCGCTATTCAAACCTCCGCGCCACCTTGTAAAAGAATGGCCGGAGGTTTTTGAAGACCTCTACATGAACACCATGCCTGTGGCCTATCTAGATTTAGTTAGATTAGATTTCACAGATGGTCGGGTATGGGAAATTGATGTACGAACTGAATTAACTAAGCAAACTCCCGAAGGAATTGCAGAGATTCTGTTCAGCACTCTTCAAGAATACAAAGACGAAATCAAGAAAATTGATTTCAAGGTAGACATTGAGAAACTTAAAAAAGATATATTAGATTCAACTAAAACAATATTATAATTTTGGAAACTGTATATTTCTAACCTGTTCATAGAATTTTATACGTTCTAGAAATTCTTCAAACAGTACCGAATTGCCAGGAGTGGCATTAATTTTTTCGAAGTAACTTCTAAGCATATCAAATCTTTGTGTATCCCCAAAAAAACTATTTAGAAAAATTTGATTTTTTTCTTCCCATTCAACATAATCTTTATAACATTGATTTTTGATGTGAGCCGGTAAATTGATTGGGTCAGCCCAAGTAGGATTGTACACATAATTAAACATCGGATGACATTCTATTGAAGTGTATTGTGCAGTAATATCTTTTATCCAATCTAAATATTGTACGAAATTTTGTATGTTCAAAGAACTAAAGGTAGAATGAATTTGAATTGTTATATTATCTTGATCTTTGGCAATTTGATCAACGGTGTGTAAATTTGCAATGAGCTTATCCCATTTCATCGGAAAACGTATAAATTCATTGAGTTCAGCATAAGCATCAACGCTTACACACAAATAAACTCTTTTAAATTTTTTCCAGCATTCTAAAATTTCCCTGGGCAATTTAGTTAAATTACTATTATAACTAATTATAATATTCTTAGCTACATCTAACTCTATTAATTTTTTTAGAAAATCTTGGTGTTCAATGATCAAAGGTTCACCGCCTACAATATGTATTCGTTGAACATTTGCAATAAACCCGTACAATTTTTCAAACACTGCTGTGTCATCGAACCAATCTAGTTTAATAAGTCTTTTATATGTTGTTTCATCAATCTGTTTAGTTTCAAACTCTTCTTTTAGAAACAGAGTGCTATTATATCCATTACACATAACACATTTAAGATTACATCTGTTGCCAAACGTAATCTCTAAATATAAAAATTCTAAATTTTTTATAGTTCCATCTGGTTCGCATTTAGCTAACCAATCATCCAATTCGTTGTCAGTTTGAAAACTTCGGTTAAACCATTGTCGCCAAGATACCTGTCCTTGATCTTCGATTTCCCAGCATTTTTTACAACTAGGGTGTCTACGATCTTCGATCATAAATTGTCGAACTTCTTTGTGTAACGGATTGTTGTATTCTGTTTCCAAATCAAAGTCTGGTTCAGATATCGACTTGTTTAAAAATACTCTATCCCAAGCATCGTTATTACAACATATTCGTGTTTTTCCAGCGTTATCAATGCTAAACGCTGTAAACGGATATAAACAAAAGTTTTTTCTTGTCATTTTTCTTTAGTAATTAAAATATCTGTACCGCAATGACAATATTCTTTTTGGCAAATAACGGCTTGTGAATTTATATCAAATTTTGAAAACACATTTCCTAGTATAGGACCTTGTCCACAACTAGCTGCTTTCATGGTTCCTGTAGGACTTATAAAAATAGATTCATTAACATTACATCTCCAACCCTTAAAGAAATTGCGTTGTTCTGCTACTAATCTATTGCTATTTATAATCTTAGAAGATCCATCATCGTAGTGTTCAGTGCATGATAGATTCACCGTTGGCATAGGCTTAGCTATTGATGTATAACTTTCAAAACTATTGTGTTTAAAAAATTCATTTATTCTAGGATCGGTATAATTCCAAGGAACAGCATTGACACTCATTTCATCTAATAAAGGAACCCACTCCAGATTATAGTTCTGTAATCTTTGCTTTACTTCTAACCCTAAGTTAATCATATCGTCAAATTTATCTTCAAGCATCATCATACGCAGACAAAGGTAATTTATTTTATCCTGCAAAAATTCTGCAACTTTAAAAAAATTATCCTTGTCAGCAAATTCTGGATGATAACTTGCAACTACATCATCGAATAAATGATAGTTTTTTTCCCACCAGTTTAATTTTCTACTTAGATTAGTATTGATTCCTAATGTAACATTTTCCTTTAGCTCTTGTTTTAAAAAATTTGAAACAGGAATTAAACTTTTCCATATTGTGGGTTCTCCTCCGCTATAAAAAATTTTAAAATTAACATATCCGGCGGAACGATAATGATCTAAAATATTCTTCAAATTAGACAATAGCATATCTAAATTATTTTCATTTCTATGCGATCCGCTCCAGTTTCCTTCATTACAATAACTACATCTATAATTACAAAAGTTATTTACTTGCCATGTAATTGATACATAAGGACTCTCAGTTGGGCGTATAGCAATCAGATTAGACAAGATAACTCCGGAAAAGTATGATTAAAATTTGTTTTTCTGTGTTTATCTAACATCATATTAAATTCTAAAAACTGTGTTAATTGAGAACTTGTGTGAATATCATTCACATAGTAATCATAAATTTTTTCAAAAACCTCATTTCCGACATATGGTTTTAAACTTTGATATTTTTCAATCTCAGTTTTAAGATGATCCACAGCCGTTTCTCTAATGGTGTTGGACCAAATTGATGTTCTAAGAAAATTTGGGTTATCAAGAAAAATTGGATACCAACTAACTGGTCTAAATTCAGCTATTTGATTAACGTATCTTAAAATATCAGCTAATGAAAATAAATTATATGCACTTAGCACAGTATAAAACACTATCTTAATAGAACTAATGTCTAGAATTTTTTTAACGTTTTGATTAAAATCATCCCATTGAATAGGATATCTAATATAATTTGCCTGACTGCCAATACCGTCGATGCTTATTTGAATTTCGTTTTTTGGAAAATGTTTAATTAAATCTAATAACTCATTATCAGCTGTTGTGCCGTTGGTCGTAAAACTTACAAAACAATCTGTGTTGTTTGTTTCAATAAGATTTTTTAACAGAATTCGATTTTCTTTAATTAACGTAGGTTCTCCCCCAGTTAAGTATATTCTGTTTAAATTAGTCGCCGCAGTTTCTATATTCTTTTGATATTGTTGAGTTTTATACCAACGATTGATATTTTTTGGAACTTGATATTCATCCTTCCAAAGATTGTTCAAGAGCAAATTTGTTTTTTCTTTATCAAGAATTCTAATTCGTTCTTCATTTACTTTACTAGAGCTGTACCCCCAACAAGAATTACAAGACAGATTACAGGTGTTTCCTAATCTTAATTCTAAACTTTTCAAGTTGTTTATTGATACGGTTTTTTTAACTAAGAAATTATTAGCTGCATTATGGATTTCGATATTACTAATATATTGTTTATTGCTCTGTGTTCGACTACTGCTGCCTGTTAGTCTTTCATGCCTGTAACAATCTTTACATTCATTTACTGTTTCTCCGAGCAGCATTTTACGACGAACTTCATTCATATGCTCACTATTCCAAATATTTTCTATCGAGTCTGACCCAAGATTATATTCAGTGCCATCAGTTTTTTTTATGTGTAAGTTTTCTCTAATATTGCAACATAATTTAACGCTACCGTCGGTATTGCTATTTAGGTTAAAAAAAGGGAAAACACAAAAAGTTTCAGACTTAATGGTAGGATTTGTTATGTGTTTCTTTAATTCAGGAAACACTGAAAATACATTTTCTAATCTTATATCATCTACTGGTTCATTCACATACAGAAACTTTTCTAATAATTTATACTGTGATTCTGGATCTGTTTTTAAGAAATGTATAACACTTTCAAATTGTTTTATAATTTGACTTTGAATTTCTTCTTCTAAATGTTTTTCTTTAATCCAAGTTATTAAATCTTGCCAACGTTTAATAATAGGATTTTTATTTAATAATATATTTGCTTGCTGTCTTTGTGGTCGAGTTAGAATGTTCAATCTGATATTCCCAGGCTCTAATAAATCTTGTTCTACCCATTCTTTGTAAAAATCAGGAAAATGCCAAACATTAAACAAACTAATAGTAGGAGTAATAAAAAATTGACATCCCGATAATTGCTTTATTTTCTTTCTATTAGTAATAATATTTTTCCATATAGTGCCTTTTCTTAAGTATTCTGCTCTACTGCCCGATGCATCTAAACTAGCATATATTTTTACATTAGAAAATTTGCTCCACAATTCAAATAAGTCAATATCTTTATATTTTAATGTTGATAAATTTGTGGTATAAAACAAACTAACATCAAATTTTTTCAATTCAATAAGTTTCTGTAAGGCGGCATAATGTTCTTCCTGCATCAATGCTTCGCCTCCGGCAAAAACTATTTCATCGGCTGTTTCTAGTGCCTGCTCATAGTAATCCCAAAACTTATTTCTCGGAATTTGAATTACTCCCGGATCTGGTTGACTAGTTATAAGAGGAATTTCTTGCCCCCATTTAGTACTGAGTTCCGGACCACATGTACGACATTTAAAGTTACAAATGTTACTGAATCTTATATCAAGATACTTTACATCTTGCATTTGATTTTCTTGAGATTCAACAACTTGCTGTTGAACTGTTTCATACCGTTCGGAAGTAGACATTCTCAATGTTTCTACACCCGATTCTTCTAAAGCATAACATCGATCGCATCCTTTAGGTTTTTCACCATTTAATAATTGCAGTCTTAAAATTTTGTAATTATTATTGTTAACTAAATCTTCAATATTTTCGTGATTGATATTTCCTAATGGACTGGCCGAATCGTACATACAGCAAGGGAATACTGACCCATCGGGCCAGGCGTGTATTCCTATCCAAGGTTGTAAACAAAAAGTTTTATTCATAGTTTTCACAGTCATTATAAAAATCTTTTAGGTCAGGGAAAGTTTTAGCAAAGTCAGTGCCTCTTCTACGATCATATTCGGTAAACCAATTAAAGAAGTCTCTGCGCCCTTCTTTTACTTTTTCTGGGGTATAGACCGTAGTTTCCATGTATTTTACTACTCTTAGGAATTTCTCATACTCTAAGTCACTGAATTTACTGGGGTTTTTATCGTCTAAATTGGCTAGAATGAAGTCTAGATGGGTTTTCATGTAAGGCATAAACTCATCTTTGGGTAAAATATTCATATCATACTGCAGAGGTTCTTTGAGGAACGGTGTGTCGAATCTCACTCGTTGTGGTTTATCTTGATCCGCACTGTTGTATTTTTCACGCCATTGTAAAATTTTAGCCAATAATGTTTGAAAATTTGTTACAGTAAGTATATTGAATGTGATCATAAAAGTCACTGGCAGTCTAGTGTTTGATAGATAGCGGTCTAGATTGTTTTCCCATAATTCTAAATCTAGCCCTGTACGAATGTATTCTGCAGGAGCTCCCCAAGTATCCATGCTTGTAAAAATTTTAAAATTTTTGATCTTGCCAGTATTAACTAAATTGTTTATCTTTTCAATCAGTCGATCAATCAATATAGATTTCACACCAAAATTACTATTGATGTTTAATTCTAAATTTGGTAATGGGTTTATTTCTAGATCATCTAAAAGGCGCCATGTGCTTTGTTGCAGCAGAGGTTCGCCACCGGTGATACGTAGAATTGTCAGGGTCTTGCGAACTTCAGGCCACCACCGCCACCATGCCTCTACATAAGGATTAGTTTCTTCCTCGTGTATTTTAAACCAATCAATATCGTTACGATGATTTTTCACCATGGTATAAGGACCATGATCTTTGATTTCTTTGTAATAGCTGCTGCTGTGTTTGGGATGGCAATAACCGCATTTGAAATTACATTCGTTACCGAATGAAATTTCTATATACTGCGGATTTATGTTTTGATCCCATTCACCGTTTTTTATCTGTGCAAAACGCTGATCTGTATAGATTGTGGCATTTCTTTCTTTTCTGTCCGATATATAATCGTCTCCTAGCTTTTCTATATTCCAACAGTAATTACAACCCTTGGGCTTGCCTCCGTTAAGCATGTCGAGACGCTCAAGTTTTTTTTCTGTGGTATTATGCAATGCACTGGGATCAATCTGTATTTCTTGTAAGGGTATTTTATGAGGTGCAGGATGATAGCAACTGTGCGTTTCTCCTGTTTGTAGATAGATAGTGGTATGATGCCATTTAGCCATACAGAATGTAGGACTAATTTCATTCATTATAGGTATAAATGTTTTAATCTTTTCTACATCGTTCATTGAACTGTTCCTCTAGCCAAGTAAAGTCATTTATCATTTTCAGTGCTTCTAAATTATTTTTATTTTCTGATCCGTAGTCTCTTCCGGCTCTAGCACCGTCTAAGGCATATTCATCTGTAGATTCATTACACCACACATCTAATCTATATTGTGTTTCCTCATCCTGCTGACGATCTATGATTCTACTGGCTAATTTACAACATTCTCGAAATGCAGATTTCCAGCTATTAAAAGGATCAGTGTTAAACTTGTTTATATTAGATACAATAGGAATTGATTTAAATTTTCCACTAATACTTGTAGTCATATCTGGTTTATCAGTACGCATATCTAAAGTTAATTTTGTCGGTAGTAACTTGACTCCGCCATTACCATATTCTAAACCGTTAACGGGATTTTGACTTTTCCAAACATGTACAGTGTCTTGATCATACTTCTTAACAGGAAAATTAAATTTAAAGTCTTCAAGTAATTCTGCATCTGCATCAACTACCCAAAACATTTTTGTATTAACTAAACTTGCTGCCTGTTTGTGTGCATTATGTATTCCGTCGACATCTTTTATTCTAAAAATTTTGTTGCCAAGATTCTTATCTAATAATTTTTTAAAATTATTTTCAGCAAATGGTTCATAATACGAAATGAATACAATATCAAATAATTTTTGAGTACTTGCCTGAATAGGTATTTCTTTCTTGATATTAAAAAATCTATAATCAAATTCTCGTTGACTCACTATATTTTTTTTAGAAAATAAACAAACACCATCGAAGTTTTCACCATTTTGAAAAACATGAGTAATAGATTGATTAAACCACGGAACTTGATAATTAAATTTAAAATTTTCAACAATGTTAATATCTTCAAATACTGCCCAAAACATTGATGAGTTGACCTGCTCAGCAGCTAGTTTATAATCTTCAAACGAACTAATATTAAAAATTTCATAAGGCGCAGGATCACTAGCAACAATTTCAATGTCTTTTTTATTAGAGAAAAATCTATTATCGAATTCTCTTTTTGATATTTTTATCTTTTTATTAAACAGACAAACACCGTCATTATACTCACCGTTTTTAAAAACATGAGTATATTGGTCATCCCAAGTCGACGCGATATATGAATTTAAATTAAAATCATTTAAAATTAAATCGTCATAAACGATCCAAAACATTGTGGTAAAAGATTTTTGCTGAATTTGATCAATGGTTAAATTTTTTTCTAAACGTTGGGCATTAGGATACCGTGTCTTAACCGTGTCCCACTGTTTGCCCTCGTTTCCGAGAAAAAATATATCATACATTTTTAGTCTGCTGATAATATGTTAAACTTAAATTGATAGTTTCGTTGTATAAATCTAAGGTGTATCTGCTGCGTTGTGCATCTAGCCAAGGCCATTCTAATCCCAACTGGTGTTTAATTTTAGTGCCGAGATCTTGTGCATCTTCTTCTACAAATGTATGATTAATATTTTTTTCGTAGATATTTCTGAGGATTTCAAAATCACGGACATCAACATAATTCCAATCTGTACAGTTAGTCATCCATGTTCCCATGCGAGCGCCGAGTACAGCATATACTCCGTTTTCCTCATGCATGCCAACTGTGCTCCACATACGTAGTCTATGAATATTGTGCCACCAAACACGTTCTCGAATTTCCTGTGGCGGGACCTTTTCTCCGTCAAACAAGGTCATCTTAACACCTTCTCGGAATCCTGCTCTCCATGCTTGAAACGGTGAACCTGTGATAATGCTAGTGCTGTAAACACTAGGAAAATGATGATATCCATCTTCCCAACAAAAATCTACCTGTGCTCGATCACTTGTGGAATTTTCATGTGTTTTCATATCAAGCACAAACTGCTTGTTCCAGAGTTTCAAACCACCGTTGCCATATCTCAATCCATTGACATTGTTCTGGCCGCACCAACAATAGACCTGTGTTTTTGGATTGCTCATATCAATGTCTAGATTAAAAAATCTAGGATCTACAATATTATCAGCATCAACTGTGATAAACCAATCAGTTTCCGAAAGTTCCGCTGCGGCTTTGTGTGCGTGATCCGAGCCTTTTACTCCGTGTACACGTTTGGCCCAAGGCACTTTGTTACACAGATCAGCATAATGGAGATCTGCATTAGGTTCATCGTAGCTTAAAAATACTACGTCAAATTCTATTATTTTCATTTATACTCTATCGCATATTTTTTAAATAATCTTTTAGTGTATACACTAAATCTAGGGTAATTAATATTTTTAATTGTTATTGTTTTACCTACAAGTTCGTTAATAGTTATCGAAACTACCTGTAAAATTTCATTAGGATCATTATACCCAGTAATCAAAAAATCCATAATAGTATTACCATCCCAAACTATATTTCTAGGACCTCTTTGATTTTTATATTTTTTAGTCCCACCAAATTCAGCCGACAACTGTATTTTTAAAGTTTTATCTTTTTTACTGTAAGTCAAGTACATGTCAGGATCGGTCATGTCGGTGTATCCGACAGAAATGATTCTATGTAATACGTCGTCTAATTTATTTAGAGTTTGTATTTCAGCTATTTCTAATTTTCCTGAATTAATATCTATTAGACATTTTTCAATTTGTATTTCTGCTGAAATAATACTTTGTGCCAACTCACGATCTATTGTCACTTGATTGACTTGATCAGGAAATGCATAGTTGGGCCCTACACTCAGGACCTTACCAGTCAAAGGATCAAACACTGCGACATAAGTAACTTCTGGAGGTTTATATTCAGCTAACCATTTATCAAAATCTTCTATTGTTTCCATGCTATTTCCTCTAAAATATGAATTAGCTCTCTATCAATTTTATTTTTTTCTACATAGTGAACTATATCATTTTGTTGATAATTACCTATTTTTAATTGGCCTTGTTTATTGAGATAGAAACCAACATGATCACTCCATTTGTTTGCTGGCCACGGCCAATTCTGTATCATAGGTTTCATATGCACCAGTCTCGGAAATTCTAAAGGATAGGCAATGTCATCTGCGATATCTAGTAGTTGTGCAGCTAGAGCAAATGCTTCATCTGTGCCCATGATTTTTGGTTTATAAGCTGTTAGAAAAATATTTGCAAACTCCACAGGATGCTGTATAATGTCTCTACCAAGATCAAAAAAACTATTAACTATTGTTGCATCTTTGCGGAAAAAAGTCCACATAGAATATAGATCGGGCAAATTACTAGCATCAAAAGTTTTTCTATAACTTCGATCAGTTACTATATCACCCCTGTATGTGTAGACCTTATTGGCCACATATAAGTCACAATTTTCAACGAAATAATCTATCCAATGACTGTAGTCTCTGGTAAACAACATATCGACATCTAGACAAACTGTATGTTCAAAAGGCGACAACTGATCCATCCAAGATCTGCCATTCCAAAATGTCTGCTCATCCCAAGCAATTACATGATCAAAAACCCAAGGACTATTTAATTCATTGATTTTTTCTACATCATCTATTACCAATGCTACTTTATCGTATCCTGGTTTTTGCGTATTTTTTATACTAAGAGCAAGACCATATGCCAATTGCAGATAGTCAACAGTGTCGCTATGTGATACAATAAGCAAATATCCAAAATTCATATTAACTCCAACAACTGTTGTTGATTTCTAATAATGCTCTGCTTGTTCATAATATGGATATCAACTCCGGACATAGATGCAGCACAATAATTGCTGTCTAACTTATGATCTATCAAAAATGTTAGGCGTTGATCATTTACTTCATATAAAATATCTCTATCGAGCGCAGATAAAATAGGTGGTAATGTTCCTAGATTAGATTCGACATATCCATCTAATATGTGTTTGCTCACACTAAAAGCAATGTCATTTCGAAATTGTCGATGATCGAATCTAAATACATCAGCATAGTGTCTATAGTTTTCTTTAACGTGATTAACTGTATCAAAAAATAATCGTGTATTTTGATTTTTAGTGAACATCACTGTAGTAGCCCAATATAATTTCACGCCAGTGTCTGAAACGTGCCTATCAAGATATTTCATTCTATCTTGACTGTAGATATCATTTATAGATTCGCCTATTAATAAATCACAATCGATGTTCCAGTATTTGTTGAGAGCATCAGAAAATATTAAAAAGTCACTGTCTATCAATAGGGTTCTGTCATATGGAGTAAGACTCCAGGCAGTGTCTCGATTGACATTCACAAATGGTACTGTGCTGTTGTTCTCACCATCATATAGTCGTCTTTGATTGTTAGTAATAGGGCGATCAGCTACAATGATGTTTTCAAAAACTTTTTCAGCTAGGTGAAATATCTGTGACTGTTTCATCCATGATACGGTAGAGTCGTCGGTGACTAACGAGGCTGGCATAGACAAATGTTTTTTAGCTAGACCCGCGCTGATCACTGACAGTAGAGCATAGTCAACTGCACGAGTATTATGGGCGTAGATTAGTATGCCTTGAGTCATTTATCTAATAATCTTTCTACAGATCTACTTTTTTTAATATTCTGATAATGTTCAAAGTATTCGTTGGTAACTTGAAAGTATCTATCAAATATTTGATCACGAAACACTGTCAGGTCGTCTATAAGTATGGGATTTTGGTTGATATCTAATAACACTACTGAGTGTGTTCTACCTTTGGTAATTAATATTTCTACAAAAGTTAATAGATCTCTATCTATGCGAAAAATACCTCCGTTAGTACCATAAGTAAGTTTGGCTTCTGAACGTTCTTTGAGAGTTTTTTTCTGTATAGAAAAAGTCTGTTGATAATTAGCAAAATCCAAAGCTTTGGCGAAGTGTTCTTGCATGCGGTCTCCTAGATAAACTGTGTAGTTTATTTATTAGTTAGAGTTTACTGGAGAAAATTAACTGCCGGTAACGGCGCCGACGGTCACTGTGGGGTTAGTGACTGTGAATATTGCACTACTGGGAACCATTATACCAGTGGCAAACAACAAAGAGACTGACACTGTTAATGTGCCGTCAACTGTGTCTTCTGGAGCGATAGTACTCGGTGAATGAGGTGAAGTGGCGGGATCCACATATCCGTCGTTCCACAACACACGTATTTCTCCGGAAAGAGCAGTTCCTGTGCTATTATTGGTTACACCGCCTGTACATCTAGCTTGTAGTTGCCAATTATTCGAACCGTATGGACTAGAAGATGTGGCTGTATAGTACGTTTGAAATGCGTCTGTGACTCGATACCAATTTAAACCGTTACTAGGGGATGTGCCAGTACCAGGATTATTGCCACCAAAACTCTGTGTGCCTGCTGAACTCAACAATGACGTCCATGCAGTGTTTTGACTTGATGTTACGCCTCCGCTTCTTGACGAAGAAATGCGTATCTGTCCGCCACTGTTAAAAAAATATCTTGCTGCATTCGCAGTTGGAAACGAAAAAGGTATAGTGCAAGAACTTTGTGTAATCCACGAACCAGTTCTCGATGCCGAAACAGCAGTGGTTGTACCACTTTCTCCTCCAGCTATTCCGAATCTAGTTGTGGTGATAGTGTTAGCCCAATCATCATACTGTTTCTGAGGCACATCCAGTGTGCCAGTGTCAGGAGTAAATGATGTTGTGTATCTAACTGTATTACCTTCAGCTACCTGTGCTGTGGTAGGATTAACGCCGTTGATGTGCTTGTAGGCATTTATAATATCAAATCTTAAGTTAGCCCATTCATTGATGGTCACTTTAGTGCCTTCGGCCACAGCAACGCTGTTGATTCTGGCCTGTTGTCCGTACCCGGAATTTCCAGAACCGTTGCCTAGCACAGCAACTATCTTGTTCCTGATATCATTGTAATCTGCTTGTACGATTTTACTATTAACGGCTGGCATAGGGGTATTTATTCAATTAACTGCCCGAGATCACGCTAAGTGAGTAGCTGGGACTAGTTATTGCAAAAGTACCGCTGGGCTGTAAAAGCCCCGAAGCTTTGAGTTCCGATGCAGCTATGGTTAATGTTCCGTTGACTTGATCAATAGGAGGAATAGTACTTGGTGTGTGCGGAGAAGTTGCAGGATCAACATAGCTGTCAGTAAGCGTCACCCGTAAAAACAATTGTGTGGCTGTGCCTGTAGAATTATTCGACACGTTGGTACGTGCTTCTAACCGGTAATTATTACCGGAGTATTGATAAGCCGCGCTAACAGAAATTTGATCATAGATTTGAAAACTGTTAGTGAGAGTATAATAATTAACAACGCCTGTATCAGCTCCAAACGATCGTGTGCCTACGCTGGCTAAAAAATTAGTCCAGGTGTTTATCTGTAGAGTAGAAGACCCTCCACTCAGGGCGGTAGTAAATCGTACTTTACCGCCGCTGTTGAAAAAATATCTTGCTTGATCTGCTGTGGAGAATGTACAAGTCAAAGTAGCAGTTAACGACGTGGACCAGGGAGCAGTATAGGTCTGACTAGCCACTGAATTTACCACTGACTGACTACCTGCTATTTGGAATCGATTGGTTATAGCTGTTTCTAATAAGGTATCATAGTTTGTATTAGGAGCAGATGCACCGAAATTAATAGGATCTCCTACGTTTACATTAACTATTCCCGGTAAAACTCCGTCTTGATGTAATTTGATGTTAATTATATCAAACTTTATCAAATCCCATTGGGCCTTGGTTATGGTATTCCCAGTAAACACATCAGAACTCTGTACCGTCTGCCCATAACCTCTAGTTCCTGATCCTGCACCGATCAAGGATTCAGCTTTGTCCTGTATGGCCACATACTGCGCTGCAAGGATATTAGTCCCTTGAGTCATTATAGCACCAACGCTTCAATTATTTTAACACCCTCGTCATCGCTGGTTTCGAGAGCCACGGCAAACACTCTGCTAGAGTCCGAAGGTGCCATTATAGCACATCCGTGATCAGCAGCAATTAAATCTTGCCCTTTTTTAATTCGACCAATTACCTTAACTGGAACTCGACCTTTGAGAGCCACATATACTCCTCCTTCAAGATCTTTGTTCATCATAAATGCAGGATTATCGCTGATAACTCCTACGGCACGTTGATTTTGCGAACACGCAGTGATTTCTTTTTCTCCGCCGATCACCATAACTGTACCAACTTCGTATTCTCGGTCTGGAAGATATTTTTCAGCTAGGTCTGCATATCTTGCTGCTGTAGCTGTGCCGTTGAAGATGTTTGCAGTAATGTTAGCGCTGACATCTCTAGCAACAATACTATATGCTGTAGCTGTTAGCCTTGCTGTGCGATACTGTGTACTAGTTGTTCCGTCGGCCCATGTAGCATCCACTCGAGCATTTGTTCTATCAATGAAAGTTCTATCTACATTATCAGCTATACCAATAAACTGATTAGCCACAAGATTACCGCTGCTGTTACGTATAGCTACTGTAGCCACTGCTGCCGGCGGTACTAGCGGCCAAGTAGCACTGCTGTCTAGTCCGTTTAATTGTCCTGCATTAGCTGCGGTCGACGCTGATCCAATAACTGCACCAGTAAGTGTTCCTAATATGTTAGCTCCGGCAAACCCAATCTGCTTGGTAGTAGCATTGATGATTACATCGTTGTCGTTGGCCAGTACATTGCCTTTGTGACTACCGGTAGTGTTACCAGTAACATTACCCTCTAAATTTCCAGTGAAAGTGGTAGCGTATACATTACTCCAACGAGGTCCATCAACGCCTGGAAGGCCTAGTGTGTAGGCATTATTCGTGCCGGGAACTACTCCAGTTGGTGTAATGATTGCAACATCACGTTCGTCGGTGGTTTCAGTAACCGTAATTCTAAAAGTGATGTTATTGCCTAGGCGATTTTCTACAACCACCTCATCGCCATTTTCTACTCTAACTCGGAGATCGTTGCCGTCGCCTAGTTGAAATCCGGGATCTCTAAAGTCAACCTCAGATGTGAATGCTGTTTCACCAATCTTAAGATACTGATCGCTGGAAAATCCGCCTAGTTTATCTGAATTTGAAGATGTACCCCAGAATCTAAAATCGTCTGAACTTACGCCTGTTTGAGATTTAGCCAGTGTAATACCTTTCTTAATTACTGTAAAATCATCAATAGGATTTTTGGTATTGTCGAGAGTAAATGCTATTTTGCTGGCTATGGCCACAGTTTTGTCGTCTGTGATTACTTTGAGAACAGTATGTGGACCTTCAGCAGTGGTTAATGTGCCATACACTACTGCCGCAGAAATAATACTGTTGCCTAGATCAGGACTGGCTATAGGTCCCACTAGTGTGAATTCAGTACCTGTATAAGCGTATAATTGTTTTGCACCCGTGTCCCACCAAAAATCACCTGTGGACAATCCGCTAGGTGCTGATGCGCTGGCTTCAGCACCGCTGGCTACTTTGAATCTTGCACCATCATAATACTTTAATTTATTGGTAGAAGTATCAAACCAAATTTGGCCTGTGATTGATTTTGGAGGTGCTGTGGTATTTGCAAAATTTTCTAGAAGATGTAGAAAATTCTCATTTTGCACTTCACCGTAGCCTGCATAATTTTTACCAATAAATCTCAGGTCGGTGGTGGTGTCGATGGTGCCGTCTGCTACCGATGTTACAAACGCACCGCTAAATTTATCTACTTGATATGCCATATTAGTAACGATCCATGCTGTTATGTTTATTTATCTACTAGAGAACTATTAAATTCTACCAACAAATACTTCAATTATACCTTCTAAACCATCAAAATCTTCCAATGCCTTACCTATAATAGTCCCGAACTGAGGAGTATCTGTTGCTTTGGCAAATCCATCGCCTGCACTTATCAACATATTACCTTTGTAAATTTTACCTCTAACCTTACACGGTGCTCTACCTTGTATAGCAAGAGCTACTACATTTTTACCCTTGCATTCGGAATTCATTAGAAATGCTGGATTTGTGGAAACTACTCCTGCAATTTTGTTTGTTGAATCTTGTGCGATAGTGACCTCATATTCGCCACCAATTTGTAAAACAGTTCCGGGTTCGTATTCGGCATCGGCTAGGTAATTTTCTGCAAGATCGGCATACCGTGCAGATGTGGCTGTACCTATAAATAGTCCGGTAGTAACAATATCATTACTACCCATATCTAAGAACTTGTTCAATACCCATTTATTACCCGAACTAGAATATATCAACGAAGCTCCAGAACCGCTAATAAAAATGCCTGCACCGCTTGCCTCAGCGGAGGTTGCAGCTCCGCTGGCCAATGTTATTAATTTGTCTTCAATTGTTAGCTCTGTTGAATTTACTGCGGTAACATTACCTTGAACTGTTAAATTTCCAGTGACTATAAGATTGCCTGTGGCTGTGATATCTCCGTTGGGTACTGTAGGAGTTAAACTTACTACTGTAACGTCTGTGCCTATAAAATTGTTAGCATATATGCTGTTAAATTTATATCCTGTTATGCCAAGATTAGTTGTGTTATCGCCTATGATAGCGGGAGCGTTTGGTCCACCGAGGCTCAAGGAAGTTGTAGAATCAACAAAGTTAACATCTGGACCACTTGTGCCCATATCAAAATTTAAACGTCCTGTGTTTGATCTAATAGTAGGAGTAGCTGCGTCTACAAACAGTCTTAGAGTGCTGCCGCTGCCTACAGTGACACCGGTGTCTGCGACACTCAACGAATTTAATGTTCCTACTTGATTAAGAGATGAAAGTGTTACACCGCTGTTTAGAGTCGTGCCGGTGAGAGTGGCTGCGGCTGCTGTTACCGTGATATTATTAGTGCCATCGAAATTTACACCGTTGATGGTTTTTGCTGTGGCTAATCTAGTAGCGGTTGCTGCGTTACCTGTGAGCTGTGATCCAACAAATTGAGTAGCCTGTACGGTGTTGAACACACTGGTGCCACTGTTAGCAGTAACATTACCAGTAACATTGCCAACAAGATCTGCAGTGATAACACCAGCTGAAAACCCTCCTTGAGAGTTTCTTGCAACTACCTTGCCTATGCTGTTAGAAGATGTTGCATCCACACTCCATGTAGTTTCTGAACTGCCATCAAAATCTGAACCGAGAATATAAGTGCCTTTTTTCAGATAATTTGTCGTAGAGCTTTTGACAGTGATGTTTACGTCGCCGGTAAATGGTACACCGTTAATTAATCTTGCAGTCTGTAATTGAGTAGCTGTGGCTGCATTACCTGTGACACTGCCGTTGATTTTAGCTGTGGTAGATAGATTTATACCAACTTGTAAATTATTTTCAAAGCCTGCAATACTATTACCACTGTTAATTGTAAAGGCTGCGCTGGTACATATAGCCAAAGCAACACCGTTGGTTTCTAAAAATATCACAGGTCGAGCAGTACCATTGACATCATTTATGGTCGTTGATCTTGCTTTAGTAGAGGCAAATCCTTCCGCTGCTTCAGGGCCTATCAATCTCCACTCAGTGCCGGTATAGGTAAAAAGTTGATTTATTGGAGTTTTTAACCACAATGCCCCTGTATTGGTATTAGGCGGTTCAGTGGCACTGACTACTGCTGAACCGAGAGGATTCCATTGTGTGCCGTCATAGGCGTAGGCAGTGTTGTCTGTGGTGTTGAACCAAATCTGTCCAGTAATTGGTCTCGAAGGAGGAGCTGTGTTGGCAAAGTTTTCTAAGAGAAACACAAAATTTTCATTCTGTGTTTCACCATAACCTACATAGTTTCTACCTACTAATCCTACACTGGTGGAAGTATCTATGGTACCATCGTCTAACACCACTAACTGTGTGCCATTGAATCGATTGATAATATACGACATTTAATTCGCTCCTAGTTCTTTTATGGAGGCAACACTGTGTCAGACTGCCATGCCCATACACCGCCTACTATTTGAAACAGTTTGATAATTCTTGTCACAGACACACTGGATGCTGAAATAGTGGCTGTAGGAAAGCTGATGTTTGTTAATGCCGGGCTAAAGCCGCTAAACTCTGTCTGAAATGACGCAGTTGAAAATGCAGGAGGTAGAGAATTAATATCTAGACTTTGTGCATTATTGCTGATCAGGTTACACAATAGTCTTGCATATGTGCCTGCGCGATATTCAGCGACTGGAGCAAGATTGT